ATCCTGGATGCTACAGTCGATGTTGGCTGAAGGTTTGTTCTTGTTGGCCATACAATCGGGATAATTGGTAAGCTGACGGTTCAAGTCCGTATCCGGAAGATCAGTTGGCAAGGATTGTTCACCCCATTCGTTGAAAAAGAGGTTAGGGCGTTCGATTTCAAGTTGAGTGCCAGGAGTGAGGTGATAGGCTTGACCAGCTTTAGTATTGACTATTTTCATGATGCTTGTTTTTTGGATCCAATGGAACGAGAACGATTGCGAAGTTCTGTCTTCCGCTCGATGTCGGAAAGAACAACTGAAGCCGGTACTCCATACTCATCAAGATGGATGATGGAACGAGCCAACTTCTCCATGAGTTCTGGCGGCAGTGCAGTGCCTGAGTTGCCAGCAGGTGTCGGATCCGGAATTGAAGACGTCTTACTTATTGATCCCCCGGAAGCATAACCGGCCATGCGGGCGCGGATAGCCTGGTTAAGATCGAGTGTGCGGATGTTGCCAGCTTGCTGGGATTTATCCAGGATATCCAGGATAGGTGCTACAGTGGGATTTTCGACGGCAGCATTGCTGGCTACCCATTCCTTTGATTGGCCGGCAGGCCCCTCTCCTACTATAACGGTAGGATGATCTATGAAACCACGAGCGTCCGGATCATAATCCGTATCCGGAAAGAGTTTGCCGTCCTGGGCACGACGGACATCTATTTTACCACCTTCCTGACGACCGGTGGCGACGCGGGCACCGGTGGAAGCTCCGGAAGATGTACTTCCGGAGAGAGTCATATTCTTGACCTTATCGCGTTCGGCTTTGGCACTGGCCAACTGAGCTATACCGGTGACTCCCATGAGTGCAGCTGCAATGGATCCGGCAATAGGTCCAAGATCGGCATAGGCTTTCATGATAGAGACTGCAGTATCAGCAATGATCTGGGAGGCCTTGATTGCAAAGTTGACATCGGCATACTTTTTCTGGATATCGAGTTTCTTCTGAGCCTTTTCATTCTCCAGGCGTTCGACTTCATCGGCATCGCCCTTAGCGGCTTCTATTTCGGCGTCGTACTTGGCGTCGATCTGGTCCATTTCGGCTTGTTGTAAAGACTGAATGGCTCCGGAGAAAAGGTTCGCGTAATAATCGAACTGTTTTTTATAGCTGTCTCGCTTAAGGTTCTGGATAGCCTGTTCGTACTCTTCTTCAGTGAGTAGTGCCTGATCACGCGCGATCTTCAGTTGCTCTAACTCTGCGTTATGGCGTTCTTGTTGAGTTGTGAGACCATATTGATTACGAATAGCCAGGATACGTTGCTGATATTCGGATTCGAGTTGTTCCTTGGCACGATAGTAGGCTTTGTCAAGCTCAGTGGTATCAAGGTTATTCTTTTCGGCCATTTCCTTCCGGGCCTGATAGGATGCCTCGAGCACCTTAAGTTGCATAGCATAATCTTCATCGACAGTAGTCAGTTTGAATTGATCCTTAAAACTTTTGATAAGTTCATTCAACTGTGTTTGCAGAGCGGCACGAGTAACATTGGCTTCTTTTTCAGCATTGATAACACGCTGATTGGATTTTCGGACGATGTCTTCTTTGGTGTTGGCATCAGTAAGGGCCATCGATTGGGCATCAGAATAGTAGGACTGCTCAATCTTGAGACGGGCGTCAGCATTCTGTTTGTTCAGCTCCAACAGCATCATTTCGTACTGCTGCTTGGTGAGTTTGCCGGTGGACTGGGCCGAGTTCAGAGCGGCCAGAGAATCGTTGTACGTCTTCTGCTGATTCTGCAAGTCTTCTTCGCGGAGAGCTTCGAGGGATTTCACAGCTGCTTGCTCAGTAGATACTTTATCCCGCTGTTCTTTCTCAGCTGCAGTCCGAGCTTTATCGGCTGCTGCTTTTGCTGCCTTAGCTGCTTTTTCCGCTTTCTTTTTTGCGGCTGCCGGATCTTCTTCTGGAAAACGTTTGTTGTATATTTCTTGAGCGACTTCTGCGTATTCCTTATAAGTGTCTTTATTGTTTTTTATCCAGGCTTTCAACTGTACTTCTTCCATTTTGTTGAAGTTCTGGCGTGCCTCAAGCATTTGTTTTTGAGAGTGAATGGCATCCTCGACCGTCTGGCCGTTCAATTGCTTCAGCTTTTCTTCAGCACCCTGGATCAGCTCACCATACTTCTTGATATTTACCTCAATCTGCGGCATGGTAGTGGTGTCGATATAGGAGGTACTGCCTCCAAACTGACCATTGGTCTGAGTTATAGTTGCGCCACCTTGCTCCTGTTGTGCAATAAGATTCTCGTAGGTCTTACGATACTCTTCAAGTTGTTTTGTGGTCTCTTTGATTGCATTTTGGTTTTCGAATTTAAGCAAGGCACGTTGTTTCGCTAAGAATTCTTCGATTTTTTCGCTGGAAATGGCAATGGCATTACCGTAATTATCGAAAGCTGTAGCAGCACCGGGAACCATAGCCTGAATCTGTGAAATGACGCTGGCCAACTCTTTTTGTTCTTCGGCAGAGCGTGAAGACTTGCCGGCCAGCTCTTCGTAACGAGAAACTAAACCAGGAAGAGTACCTTCGAGCTGTACCATTTTGTCGAAATGCATGTCATAGGTTTCGGTATAGGATGTAAGTAAATCACCCATAGCACTGAAAAAGTGATTGGCTTGTTTCATTGCCCATTTCCAAAAGGGCTCTAACTTTTTACCCACTTTGTTGAAGAAGGCATCCATCGTATCGCCGAGGTTGGACTGGATACCTTCAAGTTCCTGCATTTGTACAGCCATAGAACCGGCAATGCCATCAATGCGGCCAAGTGATAGCAGGTAGTCTTTAATGGCATCCTCAGAATTACGAACTTCGGTAGTAACACCACGGAAAGTGTACTTGGTGGTTTCTCCGGATTTGGAGGCCTTGATACCAAACTCTTTGAGACGCTCGTTTTCGCCAGTCATTGCATCGAGAATGGCTTCGATAAGCTGATCGACGGATTTACCCTGGGAGGAAGCCAAGTCACCCATATTGATGAGTTCCTGGCTGGTGGGCTTCAGACCTCGGTTAATGAGTTTAATATAGGCTTCTGTCCATTCCTGCATGGAAGATGGCGTGTCTGCAGCAAATTCTTTGCGGGTTTCGTAAGCCTGGTCATGTGCGGATTTGAGCCAGCCAACAAGCTTTACTGCTATAAAGGCTTTGACGGCAAGTTTCAGTTTGGACATCAAGGCTACACTCTTATCAGATTCCTGATTAACTTTCTTACCGGCATTGCGTAGTTCACCCATGCGATTGCGAACATCAATGAGCCTGGAGTTCAAGCGTGCATATTCTTCTGGATTAGCTGATTCCGAAAGATCATCCAACACTGCAGTAAGTTGCTTGGCTTCCTTTTTGAGTTGGCCCATAGTCATATCATTGATGTTCATACTACGGTTAAGGGCACTGATCTGCTTATTATTCTCTGAAATGCGTTTACTGTATTCACTACACTCCTTAGAGAGGTTCTTGTACTCTTTCGAGTTCTTTTTTCCTTGAGCTTCGAGCTCTACCATAGCCTTGCGGCGTTCGCTTTCCTCTTTCTTAAGGGCTTTGGTATCCTTAGTGAGGGTATGGAGCTCTTCCTGCAGTTTAGAGCTGTCACCGGATATGATGTACCTGATTTCGTCTTCAGAGAGATGTTTCTTAGCCATGTCGATTTAATTAGAGGGTTGTTCAAGAGCTTGCTCCAGCTCCTGGCGGATGGAGCTTCGGATTTCCTGAGTGTAGCCGTATTTGATCTCCGGAAAAGTTTCGTGATAGAGAACTCCCCAGACTACACGGTTGTAAAGTGCAAGATTGCTACGAATGTGACGGGAGATGCGATCGGATCCACGACGATAGTTGATATCCAGGAACCGAAGGTACGGGAAGATGCGCATGTAATAGACTTGATTATTATCGGTGCCTTGAGAGGTGAAAGGCCGACGCTGAAGGTGTGCTACCAGGTCTCCGGAACGAGTGTTCAGATAAGTACGAACCACGTTCTCTTGTGTCTCGTAAATCTTATTGATGCCCTGGGACATGACATCAGCTATAAATTTGTTGCGGATTAGTTGGTCTGTTATCATACTCGCTGCTTATTTCCAGCGAATGTAGAAAGAGGGAAAGGATAAGGAAAGGACAAAAGTAGCCCAGGAAACCTGATATTTTTTGTGTAACTAATACGGTGGAGGTTTCCCGGGGCCTTACTCTATTTTATTTCTTTCGCCTGGAGCATCCAGCGAAAGTCTAAGCCTGCGGATCCGGGGCGGTTCTGGTACCGGTAGCCGGCATCGTGCATGGCTTGATGAACTTGATCTTTGGTGATCTGAGCACCCGGATCAATGCGACGGATGGCGTCGAAGACTTCATCGGTGGTAAACCAATGAGTCGTATGACGGGCATCGGGCGCCGGCTTGAATGATGCAGACAAGGCTGCAACGTGAATACTAATATCTGTGATGGTTTGTTCTTTATCTTTCATTGTTATCTAATTTAAAGGTTGATAAATGGCGACTAATTTCACGGAGATTGCGAACGATATGCAGACGTTGAGTATCGGCATCTTTACCGTATGGAAATGTTTCTTCCAATATAATATCAATTACTTCATCGACATTGGATATCATAGCACAAACATAGTTCTGATCTTGCATGAACTTGATGGAATCAATGGACGAAGAAGAGATTTGTGCTCCATCAATATTAATAGGATAGAGTTTATTGTCCTCATTGGTAGTCATTACTTACCTCCTTTCGAATTAATGCAATGCTCAGTGGCAGGATCAGCTGATATCTCCGGATCCGCACAATGGGAACAGATGGTCTGAGACTCATCGGTCCACCAACAGGTTCCATGATCGGGATGAAAGCATGGATCATTTTCAGTGCATCCGCAAATACGGCAGACACTTGGAGTTACAAGAGTTTGAGTTTTGAGCATTCCTTCGCCAAAGCTATAATAACCACGAACGGAAGCGTAAGAGATGAAGCAAACAGACTGATTGTCATCGTTGCCTACCCTTACACTGAACTGGCCATCTTGTGAATCGAAGACACCGGCACTAAAGGTAATAGCTTTTGTTTTGGGGTACTTCTGATTGAGTTCATTGACTTTTGCTTCAAAGGAACACTTCAAAGAGTCCAGAGCACATTGATCAGTGATCAACAGACGATCGAAAGCTTTCGCAAACTCGCACATTTCCCGCCCCTTTTTGTTGACGTTGGAATAGGTTTGCACATGATGGATGAAGAACATCATTTGGAACCTCCTTTCTTTGATTTTTGCGCCATAAGGTAGCAATAAACTACAACTAAGATGCAGGGTAAACAGATAAATGTAGCGCAGATGCTGGCAATGGTAGCAATGTACCAACGGTCGGAAGTGGTTTTAATTTCGCAGTCACATAGACTACGGTAATAACGCTCTTGGAGCGTGTTACAATCCTGCGTTGAGCGGAATGTAGGCACGGCTGGCGTGCCTTGACCTAATGTTTTCATATACGAATCGTTTGGTTTGGCATTAATGGCAAGGTTTCGAATACACGAACGGCTGTCATTTTCCCGTTAAAGTCGCCAAACCAAACGATTCGTGTTCCCGAAGGTCCAAGAAATGGAAAAGACAGCCGTAAGTTTCGTATATGAATTTGCATACAACATAAATTGCAGCAAATCTATGGACATAAAAAAAGCCCAATTTCGTATTGAGCGTCTACCGGACGCAACGGGATAGATTACTATCGTTTGATTTGGCACTGCAAATATGGGGATTTTATTTTGATTGACAATAAAAAAACGGAGTTTTTTAGGCTCCGCTTTATACTATTTATAAACATCATCCCAGCCACTTTTCTTCGTATCTTCAGCAGCTTGCTTTCTCTCCTTTTCTTCCTTCTGCTCCTGCTTGTATTCGCCAAGTAGCCTTATTCCATCCATGATGGACTCACCGTTACCGATTTCCTTAAATAAGATATACCGGTAAGTTTCGGCACCGCCCTGGCCTTTCACTGCTGCAGAGAAAGCTGTGTGAAGTTTCCAGCCTCGATTGGCCATGTAGTTAAGAGCGTCGATCATTGATGAGAAGTCAATCACTTCACCGTCTGCATCAACAATCTGATTGTCACTCGATGCCTTGTAATAGTACTTCTGTTCGCCAAAATCAAAAGAGATTTTGATACTTCGGCCAGAAGGGCTTCCGGTCCCGATCATTTCACAATAAACAGTGCGTAGTTGTGCATGAGCAGACAAGGCCAAACTCATCAGCACAAAGATAAATAGTACTTTTCTCATTTTGTTTGTATTAGTTACACGTGCAAAAGTAGTTTATTCCGATGTAATTCTTCTTTATTTGGAGAATAAAAAATGTCCGGACAAAATGCGTCCGGACATGAAAAAGGCGGTGAAGTTAAACTTTACAAATATCATTCTATTATAAGTTTTATTCGAAGGTATTCGAATATTTTCTCTATTTTGCCCTGTCCTAAATTCATTTTTCCATTGAGGAAGAGGGACATAGAACTTTCCGACAGACCTATCTGCTCGGCAAGCTCTTTACTTTTGACATTATGGAGCTTCATTGCCTCCTTGACTGTTTCTCTTATCATTTTTTTTCATTATATTATACTTAGCTACAAACTCAGATGACGCTCTCAAAGCATCCGAAAGCTGTTTCAAATTACAATCATCTTGAACCTCAATAGTCAGTTTAGGGAACTTATTGCGAATGAGAAGCAATCTGTTATTTCCATCATCCTTTCTAAATTCGAAAACAGGAGTAGGTAATGCAATGGAATACCAATGAGAAAACATATAATCTCCCATTTCACTCATGATTTTAGGAATCTCCGCTGTAGGATTCATCATTCGTTGCAGTAACGTTTCCTCTTCAAGAACACTGATCTTCTGGGTTTCATTATACTCGTGTTCTTTGAATTTACAAACGATTAAGTTCTCTGTATCTGTCAAGACCCACCATCCAGGCAGGTCTTGACTTTTTTCTAATTTGAATCTATTATTCTTCATCTTCTTCTAATTCTATTGAGTATAAGCGACTATCCCAGTCAAATGAGCGAGTACCATCAACAAATGTAGGTGTTGCGCCGAAAGAGAATGGCTTTGATTGAATAACTGCCAGCCCCCAATTACTTGCAAAGGGGCGCTCATCACCATATTTCTCATTATACATATCCAGCAATTGGGATTGAGCTTCCTTGAGAGATAAGTTTGACTCAACCACGATTTCAGTACAACCATTAAAATTTGAGTCTCTGTTAGCAATGTAACTGTTAGTCTTTCCAATAATTCTATAAGTAGTCATATAATTGACAGTTTCTACGTGTGTCTCACGGCTGTATAACAGCGATTAATTGTTTTATGATGCTACAAAGATACAAAAAGTTTAGGTAATACCAAACTTTTGGGCAAAAAAATTTAGGTAATACTGAATTTAACATTCAAGATAGCACAAATATATTATGAATAAGCTATAAAAAAGGCCTCCAACTCGTGGAAGCCTTTTATCTGTTGTGTTTTTAAAAGCGATGCCCCTTTAACAGGATAGCACTTTTCTTTATACGTTCACTTAGGTCTAACAGACCATCAGCTAATATATTTATATCTTCTGGGCTAAATGCTGCAGCTTTTGAATTAACATGATATCCATTCATGCGTTGGCTCAACCATGAACGCGATTTATGGAAATACTCTTCAGCAATATACGACCAGGTTATAGCTGGAAAAATATCATGCAATGCTTGTTTGAAATGATACTCTCCTATCAACGCTTCTGACTGCTGGATCGTCTCTTTTGCATTGTCTGCAAGAGCTTCTCCAAATTCATGTTTTTCTTCTTCTGTTTTACCAGCTAAGATTTGAGCCATCGTATCCCGAAATTGCTCTCGTTGCTCATCCGTCTCCAGCTGAAGAAATCTATTCAACAAATTGTCTATTTCACTTTTTGCACTCATAATCGTTTCTTTATTTGGTTTTTAAAGCACCCCCTCAATTCATGAGGGGGTTAATGTTAGTCTTTCAGTTGTTTGAGGAGTTCGATTAACTTATCCAACTGGATATCGATTAGCCTCTCTAACTCTCTTCGTGGGTATCCTTGCTTTAGCAATTCCTCCTCGCTTAGAGCATAAAACTGCAAGCATCGCTTTACATGTTCTATGTGAGCCTTTAGCTCATCCTGATTGTCAAACATCGCTTTAAAAACACAGTGCAAATATAATAAACATTTGTTTATTGACAAAGCTTATGGCAAATAAATGTACCTATGAAATGATTATTTAACACTTACATAACCGTATGTGGATAAATCCTCTAAGAAGTGATCTGAAGAATCGGCTCGGATCACATGGCCGGTCTGATCGTGAAATCGGTCGGCAAAGTGGTACATGTATTCCTGGTCGGTACATTCACTATCGAAGCGGCTGCTTTCGCGTAACTTGGTTACAAAATCGGCGGCGCAGGTGGCGGTAATTTTACCGCCGTCCTGCAAAGTGTAGGTTGTTGTCATTATTATGCTAATTTTTTAGTTCTGAGTTTGAAAAATATTTTTTGGTCGGCGGTTAAAAAAGGAATGCTTGATAGTTGGCATCCTGCGTTAACCATACCTTGTTGTGCAAAGGTAATCATGTTTGCGGCAAAGCGTACCCAATTCTCCATTTTTGTGAAGTTGGTCGTACCGCCATGTTGGCGAAATTCAACCGTGCGGTGGCGGGCGTAGGCTTCGAGGTTCAGCTTGTGGTAGCGGGCGTTTCCAAAGACTGAACGTAGCTGTGTGATGTTTTGAGCTTCCCGAATGCGACTTTCAGATATACCGGAAAGAGTTTTGCAGTAGGTGTTATTACGGCGGTTGCTCGGCATAAATCCGTCGATTACCGGTTCGAGGCGGCGGTAGGTTATTGCCAAGTTGCGCCAAGTCTCGATGGTAAAGTCTGCAGCGTCCATGTGGATGTGTAGGCCGCAGCTGTTATTCACTTTTACATTGCAATACTCAAGTACCCAGCAAACTTTTTGTAACTCCTGTAGTCCGGCCTCTCCTTGCAGTATCGGGCTTACCAACTCGAAAGTGTTGTTTCCGCTAAGGCTGGCGTCTGTTACAAGCTTCCAATGGTCGCGCGTGTCATGGTTGTAGCCCTCAACTACTACGTTGATTCCGGCCTCGCGAAGCTCGCGGGCGAGGTGATGTTTATCGCAGTTATAGGCTTCAATCTCGATGCCGAAGCGGCGGTTAAAAGTGTAGTCTATTTCAGAAAGAATTGCAGCTGCAGGTTGATGGTTAAAAGTGCCTGCCTCAAGCATTTTTTTGTAAACGTTTTGCACGAAACCGTAGTTTCCGTTGGTTACCAAGTCGGCTACCTGGCGGCGAGTTAAACCTAAAAGAAGGAGCTGTTGTATTTTCGCTGTCTTCGTTATGTTCTGATTGAGAATGTTTGTAACTTGTTCGTTCATAATGATTTACCTTTATTATTGTACAGCTAAGGTAACACTATTAACGCACACAACGTAGCAATATCTCCTTTATTATCAGCTACTTAGCATTGTTTAGCTTGAGCTAAAAAGTGATTAGTTTTTGCGACGGAAGTAATAAATAATGGTAGCCAGGAGGATTAAAACAAGGTAGGGAATGAAGGGTTTGTACCAAGGCTGGGCTTTCACTTGATAGGTCGTTTCCGCCTTTACTATTTCATGAGATTGCTCCGAGGTGGTATCGGAACTGGCGATAAACTGCTTCTGACTGATTGTGGAATCGGACTTGCTTTTGGAAGATAGATCGATATCGGTTACAGATTTGACCGGACCATGTGAAGCAGTGTCACCAGTTTCCGGAGGGAAGTACTCCACGATCC